GAAGGAATCTACACTTTGCAAGATGGTTCAAAAATAAGAATCGATTCAGAAAGCAAAGTTGCTGGAGAAAGTGAAGAAGTAATTGAAGAAGAAGTGATTGAAGAAGAATTGAAAAAAGAAGAAATGGAAGAAGTTGTTGAAAAAGAAGAAGTTGTTGAAGCGGTCACGGCAGATCCGGTAATTGAAGAAGTGGCGGTCAAAATAAATGACGCGACACCAGACGAAGTGACGGAAGAAATTTCAAAGGAGGTTGCTCGAATTGTAGTTGATCACCTAGCGACGAAAGTCGAAGAAGAAGTTGAAACAACGGAAGTTGAACTTTCAAAGGATGTTATCAGTGATTTAACAACAAGAATCGACGATTTAGAAAACAAACTCCAAGAGTTTGAAGCACAACCATCTTCGGAGGGTTTAAAGGTTTCACCATCAACGAAACCGGTTGAAGTTAATTTGTCAAAGCTTTCAACAAAAGAAAGAGTTGCTTATTATATAAATAAAATGAACTAATAAATTTAATTTAAAAAAATGAAAAAGAATCTATCAAAGAAGTATGACTTGACACAGTCGGTCACTTCAAATTATGCAGGTGAAGCGGCTCAAGGATATATTTCGGCGGCTCTACTTTCAAACCCAACAATGGCAAACAATGAGTTAACATTATTGAATAATGTTGAATTTAAAGCAAACCTTAGAAAAATCACAGTTGGAGGAACTGCGGACGGCTTAATCGCTGACGCGACTTGTGATTTCACTGATTCTGGAACAGTGACTTATGAAGAAAGAGTTTTAGAACCAGAAAAATTAGAGGTTAACACACAAGTTTGTAAACAAGAATTTTTGAAAACTTGGGAGGGACAAAATATGTCTAATAGTTTAAATGGAACATTACCAACACCATTCGTTGATTATTTAATCGCGCAAACAGCTGAAAAAGTTTCG